CGCGCTACAGCGGGGGTAGGGGCATGAAACCTGCCGCCCTCGCTTCCCGGTTCCTGGAGACGCTGGCCCTGCCCGAGGGGCCTTCGGCGGGCAAGCTGATCCGGCTGGCCCCGTTCCAGAAGCAATTTGTCAAGGGCGCCCTTGACCCCGCTGTGAACGTGGCGTGCCTGTCGATCGGGCGGGGCAATGCGAAGACCGCGCTATCGGCCGGCATCGCGCTCGGCGCGCTTCTGGGCGAATGGGATCGACAACCCCGCAGGGAAATCCTGATCGCGGCGCGGACGCGCGATCAGGCGTCCATCGCCTGGAACTTCGTCGCCGGCTTCGCGCGGAGCCTGCCGGAAGACCTGCAGAAGCAGCTGACCTTTCGTCGGTCCCCACGGCTCGAAATCGAGTACGAGGGCGATGGCGGCGGGCACTACGTCCGGGCGATTGCGGCCGATGGCAAGACGGCGCTCGGCTCGGCGCCGACGCTCGTGATGATGGACGAACGCGGGCACTGGCCCCTTGACCGGGGCGACGACCTGGAACACGCGCTGTTGTCCGGCTTGGGCAAACGGGGCGGCAAGGCGCTGATCATCAGCACCTCTGCGGCGACGGATGCGCACCCGTTCAGCCGTTGGTTGGATGACCCGGTGGAAGGCGTCTACCGGCAGGAACACCGGCCGCCCCCCGGCCTGCCCGTGGATGATCGGGAGAGCCTGCTGCTGGCCAACCCCGGCGCGCTGCATGGCATCGGCGCGAACATCGACTGGCTCGAGGCACAGGCCCGGCGGGCATCGGCGCGGGGCGGTTCCACACTCACAAGCTTCCGGCTTTACAACCGCAACGAGCGGGTTTCGGGCGAGACGCGCGACGTCCTGCTGACAGCGGACGAATGGCTGAATTGCGAAACGACCAGCCTGCCCGAACGCGACGGCCCGGTTGTGGTCGGGGTCGACCTGGGCGGCAGTGCCAGCATGACGGCAGCGGCGTTCTACTGGCCGGTTTCGGGGCGGCTCGAGGTGCTGGGCACCTTCCCGTCGCGGCCGTCGCTGGCGGATCGCGGCGCGGCCGACGGCGTGTCCGGGGCCTATGTCGAGATGCAGGACCGGGGCGAGTTGAACACGCTCGGCGACCTTACGGTGCCCGTCGCGGCATGGCTCGGCGACGTGATGAAGCAAATCGAGGGCGAGGACGTCGCGGCCTTCACGATGGACCGCTACAAGCAATCGGAGCTGGGCGAGGCCTTGGACCGGGCGGGCATCCGCGTGCCGCTGGTCTGGCGCGGGCAGGGTTTCCGCGACGGTGGCGAAGACGTCGAACGGTTCCGCCGCGCAGCCTTCGACGGCAAGGTGAAGTCCCGGCCGTCGAAACTGTTGCGCAACGCCTTCGCGGATGCGGTCTGCCTGCGCGACCCGGCCAACAACCTGAAGCTGGCGAAGGCGCGCAGCACCGGCAGGATTGATGCGGTTGCGGCTTCGGTGTTGGCCGTGGCGGAAGGGGCGCGCCGCATGGGCAGGCCAGCTGCGCGGGCACGGGTGGCGGTGTGGGTATGACCTGGAACCGCCATTCGGCCGCCGTCATCCGGTCCAGTCGCTGGAAGGGCCTTCGGCTGATGGCGCTGCGGCGCGACGGCTGGAAATGCCAGTCCTGCGGCGCGGCCGCTCGCGAGGTGGATCATATCCAGCCGGTACGGACGCACCCGGAACGGAGCTTCGATCTGGGCAACCTGCAGTGCCTCTGCACCGCGTGCCACACCCGGAAAACGAGATTGGAATGCGGGCACCCGCCCCTTTCCGAAGCGCGCCAGAAATGGCGCGACCTTGCCGCCGCGCCGATGAGCGACGGCTTCAACATCACCAAGCACAAGGAACAATCAGATGCTTGACTCTGTGAAGATCACGCGGCGCCAGTCGGAAATTCGGCAGGCACTCGCGGGCCTGGTCGGGAAGGAAACCCCGACCGAAGACGAAACCCGTTCGATGGATACCCTTGATCGGGAATACCGCGCCAACGAAACCCGGTTCCGGGCGGCGCTGATTGCGGAAGACACCGAACGCCGGGCGGCCGGGGCCGATCTGGAAACCCGCTCCGGCCGGGAATGGGATGACCTGGTTGCAGGCTTCGAACTGCGGCAGGTGGCCCTTGCGCTGGACGAAGGCCGGGCGCTCACCGGCAAGACGCTCGAGGTGGTCACGGAGCTGCGCAGTGCGGGCGGTTACCGGGGCACGCCGGTTCCGCTGATGGCTCTGGAAACGCGGGCCGGCGAAACGATTGCCAGCGGCACGCCCGACCCGATCAGCACGCGCCCGATCATCGACCGGCTGTTCCCGGCTTCGGTGGCGGCCAAGATGGGCGCCCAGATGATCAGCATCGGCAGTGGAGCGGTCGAATGGCCGGTGACGACTTCGGCCGTCACGGCGGGCTGGGCACCGACCGAACTCGGCAACGTCGCCGGGCCGACCGTCTACGCGACGGCCGACCGCGCGCTGAAACCGGAGCAGACTTTGGGCATCAACATGCGGATTTCTCGCAAGTCGCTGCTTCAATCGGGCGAGGCGCTCGAAGCTGCGATCCGCCGCGATATGGCCGGCGCGATGTCGGCCGAACTGGACAGGGCAATCTTTTCGGGCACCGGAGCGAGCGGCCAGCCACTCGGCGTGGTTTCAGGCGCCGCGACCTATGGCATCGCCACGACCGCGCTGGATGCGGTGCCGACGTACGCGAACTTCCTGGCGCAGGTTACTGCCTTCATGGCAGCGAATGCGATCACACAACCGGGCGAGGTTCGGGCGCTCCTGCGGCCGGAAATGTTCGGCTATCTCGAAAGTGTCACGGACACAGTGACGCAGATGACCGAATACCATCGCATGGCGTTCCTGCTGGTGGGGCAACAGACTGCGCCCGGCACCTGGCCGGACGGTATCCACATGACGGCAAACGCCCTGCCTGCACCTTCGGGCAGTCCGGCTGAAACCCAGATGCTGTTCACCACGTCCAGTGGCGGCGTGGCGCCGATCTTCGCAGGTATCTGGGGCGCAGTGGACGTCATCCGAGACCCCTATGCCGATGCGCAATCGGGCGGCCTGCGGATCACGGCCTTGACCACGGCCCATGTGACGGTTGCGCGACCTGCGCAGCTTCGCGTCCTGACCGATATCAGGTTGGCGTGATGCTCTGGGGCGGCGCCTTCGGCGGTGATCTGGAACTGCGGGCGGGTCGTGGCAAGGCGCGCCGCCTCAAGGGCCGGTTTCCTTATGGCAAGCGGGCGGTGCTTTCGGACGGCGGAAAGCGCGGCCGTCCGAAGAAAGAAGTCATCGCGCCGCGCGCCTTCGCCTATCGGGTTGAGAAGCCGGAAGAGGATATTCACCTTTTGGTCGGTCACGACTACGACCGGCCCCTGGCGTCCCGAGTATCGGGCACAATGGATGTGCGGGATAGCGATGAGGCGTTGACCTTTGACGCGGAGCTGACCCCGGAAATCATGGAAGCGCCCTATGCGCAGGACTTTCTGGCGGCGTTCACTGCCGGGCTGATCCGGGGCCTGTCGCCGGGTTTCCGTATCCCGCCACCTCGCACGGTGCCCAATGCCGAGGACGTGGCCGAAGAGGATCCAGCTGAGGGCGACGCGCTGATCCGAACCATCTTCGCGGCGCTGCTGTATGAGCTGAGCCTCGTGACCGTCGCGGCCTACAAGGAAACCGAAGTCGAGGAACGCCAATGGAGCGTCACCGGCGCCGGCGCGATCGTGCCCGACGCGGCCGATAGCGGCCTGCGCCGCACCCTCAATCGGTGGAGGCCCTGATGGCTGTTACCTTGAAGCAGACCGAGGGCATCCCCTCGGCATGGCCGGCCGTCCCGGCGGGCCTGTCGGCAGCGGCAGCGGCTCTGCCGTCCGCGGTGATCTGGCAGCGGCTCGAGGGCTGGATTGCGCATCGCTGGGCACCGCGTTCGGTGGTCTGGATTGTCGAGGGGCCGGGCGACTGGTCCGCGCCGCTGTCGCCAGCGTCCATCGCGACGGTGGAGGCGTGGGGCGGCGCCGGATGGGCCGAGGCGTTCCCGGCGGCTTCCCCCTTCGGCGGCTACGGCCTGGCCACAGGCGGGCCGTATCGCTTCACCGGGACGGCGGGGGCCGGGCCGGTGCCGGCGGCCGGTAACGAAGCATACCGCCGACTGGCAGAATACATGGGCGATGCGGGCGAGCCTTCCATGTGGAAGGGCCGGGCCGGCGCGACGTCAACGAACGTCGATCTTGGCAGCGTGAAGCAGAGCTTCGACCGATCCGCAACATGGCTGGCCAAGGCCCTTCACAATTCCGGCGCGGCCGATCTGCTGCGCCCGTATCGGAGTGCGGCATGATGTTCGGATGGTTCAAGAGGGCGCCGAAGATCGAAACCCGATCCTCGGGCACAGGCTACACGGCCATGATCATGGGTGCCCGCGAGAGCTACATCAGCGGCGTGTCCGGGCTGGGGGAACTGACGGCAACGGTTCAGTCCTGCGTGAGCCTCTGGGAAGGCGCCTTCGCCCTTGCCGATGTGTCGGGCACCGATCTGTTGTCCCGGCGGCACATGGCCTGTATCGCCCGCGCATTGGCCCTGCGAGGCGACTGCGTGATGTTCATCGGGGACCGGGGCCTTGTGCCGGCGTCCGACTGGGACGTGAGCACGCGCGACGGCGCACCGCGCGCCTACCGGCTGTCGCTGTCGGACGCGGGCGGCGCACGCAGCGTAACGGCGCTGGCCGCCGAAGTGCTGCACCTGCGGATCGGGGCCGATCCTGTCGCGCCCTGGTTAGGAACGGCACCGCTGCGCCGCGCCAGCCTCACGGCCGGAATGCTGCACGCGGTCGAAAGTGCGCTGGCCGAAGTCTTCGCCAATGCGCCGCTCGGCTCGCAAATCGTGCCCTTCCCGGAAGCGCCGAACGTCGATCTTGAAGCGATGGGCCGGGGCTTCCTCGGCCGGCGCGGCCGGGTCCTGTTGCGCGAATCGGTGAATGTCTCTGCGGCAGGCGGCCCCGCCCCGGCGCAGGACTGGAAGCCACAGGACGTGACGCCCGATCTGTCCCGCAGCATGACGCGGGAAACGCTCGAGGCGGCCCGTGGAGCGATCTGCGGCGCCTTCGGCGTCCTGCCCGGTCTGTTCCACGCTCAGTCGCAAGGGCCGCTCGTGCGCGAGGCGCAGCGGCATTTGGCCGGATGGGTGCTGCAACCCATCGCAGAGTTGCTGGCCGAAGAGGCGACGGTGAAGCTCGGGACCGAAGTGGTGATCGACGTTGGCCGGCCGCTGCAGGCATTCGACG